TTACCATACTTGAATAGCATTACTTTGCCTTCATTTTCTGGATGTTTAGGATCTGATACGACTAAGATATTTGAAATAAAATTTAGTCTACGTTTTTGTTTACGTGCGATCTCTTTGTTTGCTTCTGAACCAGAGTTCCATAATGTAGTGTTTAACTCACCCACTGGATCGTTCTGACCATTATTGCCATTACGCGGAGTAGTCAAAGAGTTCTCAATGTACCATTTACCTGTCGGTCCTTGGAAACCATGTGAGAAGATTTTAACCCAAGGTAACTCATCACCTTCGACTCTTGGTAGGAAACGGATTACTGCTGATGCATTACCAGCTTTGTCTCGTTCTAACTTCCAAAAACGGTCGTCTTCATATGACTTGCTATCTGTTTGGGGATTTGCGATCTTTTCAAATGCTGAAGCAATTTTACCAAAATCGTTTGTGCGCGAAGCACGGAGTGTATTTAAGTCCATCGTATTTTCCTCGTATTAAAGTGTATTAAATGTGTATATGTAGATTGCTCTACGCTTTTATTTATACAAACCCACATCAAAATTTGCAATAAATTCATTAAATATTTTATATAGTTTTTCCTTATCGTACTTGACAAACCCTTTAAGCTTTGTTAACCTTCGGATCTCGGTCTCTAGTACAAGGCTAATATGAGTATCGTTTTTCCATACCATGAATAGCCTATCATAGAAGTCTCCTAGTATGCTGATAGTCTGGGGACTAACACGTTTACCTAAGTATAGTTTGACCAATACAGGAAATTCATTGTTTACACAGTTAAATATCTGTTGTATGCTATAGTTATTCTTCTCAGCTTCTAGTAGTAACATGTTTAGGTCGTCTGAGAATACCTTTGTGATGCTCTCTTTGACCTTCTTCCAGTGCAGATAAAACTCTTCGGCTTCCTCTACACCATATATCATGTTGTCGTTACCGTATATGAAGTTTGCTACATAAAACTGTATCAACTCTTGATCTGTATCAAATCTTCTTGCTAACTTCTCAAATATAAACTTATCGTTTCTTGCATTGAAGGTATCATGTGAATACTTGATGTTACCCTTATTCTCAAATACATTAAACTTATCGTTATTAAAATGGAGTTTTAAGGCAAGATAATATCTAAACGCCTTAAAACCATTCATAGATCTAGTGAACCCTTCTTAGGCAGATAGTTTAGTTCTATCATGTTACGTTCTATCTTTTGCTTGAGATTTTTATTGATCATGCCTGAGATGTCCTCAGGGTCTATAAAGTTTTGTTCACAGTATAGTAAGACTGCATCCATATGGGATATTCGTTTCTCTGCTACGAGTGATTCGATGAATAAGGAGAACTCATTAGTGTTCTTAAACATCTTGCCTTCCATTAGATCATCCCCAAATAATGGTTAGTTAACTTAAGGCTATGCTTAATGTTCTCATAAGCTTTATACTGGTCGTTGTATGCTTTCCATACTGGTTCAGTCTTATTAGCAGAGTTCATCTGTTCTGAGAATAGTTCAAGGTATTCCTCAAAGAACACGTCTACTTCTTTTAGGTTCTTTTCTAGTTCACCTTTAACTCTTATTAGTTCTTGCTTATTGCCTGTTTGATAACAATGACTGATATGTTGTGCCACGTTCATTTCACTTTCCTTGATTTAAAATTATATTATACCATGATAAACATTTAATGTACACAAGTTTAATCGATCGTGCCGTCCTCAACTTTAACTTTGATCTTAGTCTTCTTTACTACAGGCTTAGGTTGGTCCACGATCTCATTCTTCTTCTCTGCAGCCCTCTTATCTTGTAGTTGTACAGCTTCAAACCTCTTCTTCAAACGTGGCTTGATCTCTTCTGCATTGAACCATAACTCAAGACCGTTAAGGACCTTCTCAAGCTCTTTAGGTGTTAAGAAGCCTTCATAAGCATCTATCATTAGCTTCTCACATTGCTTAATTGTAAAGTCTGTGTGTGCCTTGACTGTTGGTGTGTTGCCTGATGAGCCAAATGATGCAGTATGGATCATCATGTAGGCTGTATCGTATACATGTACAGCATGGCAATACATGGATATTAGAGATGCGGCAGAGTGTGTAGCACCCATTAGGAATGCTGTAACCTCTGCTCTAGTTGATAAGATGCCTGAGATGATAGCGCCAGCAGTATCAAGGTGCCCACCATTTGAGTTGATAAACAGATGGATCTTATCGTTCTCTCCAGCATTTACAAGTAGAGATATTAGTTCTCTGTACTTGTTTGGTTCATCAATAGTAGAATCAAGGAATACTTCATGGGTCCTATATACCGATTCAATCGTATTAATATGAACATTATTAAGTAGTCCACCGAATAAACTAGGGACGTTTTCATCTGCAAGTCTTGTCATTATCAAATCTTTCTTTTATAAAATATATGATTTCCAATAGTTGTTGTTACTCTTACGTTCTTCCACACTGGAGTTATATCTTTTGTATGGAAAAATAAAGCTCCATGTGTTACATCTTTCATGTTCTTATAGTTTAAGTATGTATACAATGCTACGGACCTTGCATGAGCGAATACTTCTTTCTCACGCTTTGTATATCTATAAGATTCAGCTTTAACTCTCTTGTAGTCATCACAGTACCAAGAGAATTGACATACTTCTTCAAACTTTTGGGTCATAGTTGCACATATCGATCTTGGATATTTTCCTGAATGAACTCGATTAAGTGTAACTAATGCGACAGCTATCTGTCCTTTAGTAGGTTCGTATCCAGCTTCATAGTATATATTTTGAGCTAGACACTCTACTTGTCGTTTCTCCACCTTAGTTAGTTTCTTTAGTGGTTTTATTTCTTTATGTACTATTTCGGTGTGTGCAATGTTAAAACTGCACAGGTAACATATAGCCAATATTACGGCGAAAGTCTTCTTCATGGGGATATTCTCCTTGCGATTGTACTTAGCTTTTTATGCGCTTAGTATTATTATACTTTAGATATTAATTAAAGTAAATTTAATTTTTTGTAAGTTTGACGTAAGTCAACTAGATTAAGAATGAAGCTGTTACGCTTCCCTTGGAAGATTTGTGGTTGTTCATGGTCTACTCCTATTATTATTGTTAAGTTAGGAACTACGATACCTGTAAGTTCCTCAAACATAACTGAATATGCCGTCGCTTGTAAAAAATAATGTTGTATATTATTTATATCCTTGGGTCTTTTAGAAGTCTTAAAATCGATCACCGATAGGACTCCATCAAATTCACCAATACAATCAACAGTTCCGGCTAATTCTAGTTTATCGGAATATAGCTTGCTCTCTAAAGCATGTATATTGTTTATCTTATCTACGACGGGCTTCATGTCATTCCACATCTCTGTGTCAAACATGTCTGGCTCGACTGCTTCACCTAAGAGGAACGATTCACATAATGAGTGGATCCTTGTGCCTCTACCAGATGCCGCTGTAGATACTCTGTTTGCTTCTGCCTCACCAACTCTCTTACGCCATTCTAAGATAGCTTTTTTAGTAAGGTGTCCCGTTACCTGAGTAACTGAAGGATAGTTCTTACCAGATGGAGTCTTATAGACTCTTCCTTCTGGTAGATCTAATCTTTCAAGGACTGGAAACTCATGATGTATAAAGTTCTTCAATTATTTTTTATCTGCGTACTTTTTCTTAAGCGTAGGTTTCTTACGATTAGGGTCTTTCTTTTCTGGTTCTACTGCAGGTTTTACTTCTTTTGCAGGCTTTGTAGCTTTCTTATCTACAGGCTTTGCAACCTCTTTCTTAGCTGTAATGACTATAGGTTTTGTTGTAACCGGTTTTGCAGCACATACGTATACAGTATAGCTTATTAAACCAAATGCTACAAGCACTGCTAATAATTCTTTTTTATAATAATTTAACATTACCGTTCCTTTCAATAAAATTAAACTTAACGTCTGGATGATTCTTAATCATCTTATTAAAATTAGTTCTCCAATCTGGAGACATGTTTATACTATCTGAATCTAAGAAGTTTCTTGTATAACTCTTACTGACGTTGTTACTACGTATATCGTTTGTAGTCATCGCGTCAGCTCCGTATATATCTATGTCTTTGTATCCAAGTTCTACAGCTTTCATACAAGCTAAGTTTCCGCTTGATAGGCCTTTACGGGTCTTTTGTATGATGCCTAAACTCTTAAACAATGACGAAGCTCCTACTTCTTCAACATAATCCCAAGCGGCTTGACTAAAGTATACACCACAATCTATGAGTGATATATCTTTGACTATTGCTTTAACCATCTGTGGATCTAGTATCACAGTGCAGTCAACCTTAGTCCAAGGAATATTGCAACCTATACGGTATGCGTATTCTTTTTCTGGATTATAGGTTGACCGACTGGGACCATTACATAGTACCGCTACTTTATTATTATACATCAGGTACTAATAAAAGTACAATGATTAAGCTGTTAAAACCTCAATAGCATGGTTATAGTGTTTGATTCGGTCTTCTAAGCCGATATAACCGCCATTAATTTTCTTAGTCATCAACTTAATATCACCTGAATCAGCTTCACGGTTTAGTTTATTTTTATTCCAAAACCATAATGCTGAATATAATGCAGTAGGTATATCATCTGTCACGAGGTCAGGGTCATTCATCACTGTTTCTGGATC